ACCTCGAACAAGTGTCTTACAAAGAAGATAGCAATCAGATCGACAAAGAACGCGACCGGATGCGGACGCATCTCTCGGACGCGTTGGGCTACCTGCTTTGGCAGGAAGGCAAGCAGCTTCCCGGCATTGGACCGCGTGATGGGAGGCTGATTTGACAAAGACGATCAACCGCGAACATCCGGAGTACGCCTCACGGAAGACAATGTGGCGCCGATACCGCGATCTCTACGCGGGCGGCGAGCAACTCCGTGAACACGCGTCGCAATACCTGGCGCGGCGGCATAGGGAGCCAAACGAAATTTACGCCGAGCGGCTTAATCGGGTCTTTTACCAAAACTACATCGGTTCTATCGTCGATTGGTACGCCGCGACGCTGATGAGACGCGCGCCCGTTGTGACGTTCGAGGGCATGGGAGCGTGGGCCAAGCGTTTCTATGCGGAGTTCTCCAGCGATTGCGATTTCAAAGGAACGACGCTGACCGAATTCTTTCGTCAGGGGCTGGTAGAGACATTGGTGTGCGGGAGTAGTTACATCGTGGTAGATTTTCCGCGGGCAAACGAGCCCGCGGCGACGCGCGCCGAGGAGGACGCCTCGGGGCGCTCCCGGGCGTATCTGGTGAACTACAGTCCGGATGAGGTTATCAATTGGAGTTACGACGAGACCGGACGCATGGAGTGGGTGGTCATCCGGACGGCGTGTCTCCGGCAATCGAAAGTTACTGACGAGAAATGGGGGCAAGAGACGCGGTGGATCTACTATGACCGCGAAAACTTCAAAGTGTTTCGTCAGACCGGAGAATCAAAAGCGGTAGATCTCATCGACGAGGGGAAGCACGGGTTCGCCTCACTGCAGCGCGTACCGGTGTTTCGCCTGAAGGTGAGCGAAGGGTTGTGGCTGACCAACAAAGCGGCGCTGTTGCAGCTCGAACATTTCAATAAGTCGAACGCGCTCTCGTGGGCGCTGGCAATGGGCTTATTCGCGACGCCGGTGATCTATTCGGACCGCGAATGGAACCAGATCGTCGGCGAGTCTTACTACATCCAGATGGGTCCTCAAGATCGGTTCGGATGGACCGAGCCCGAGGGCAAGGTTTACCAAATCGCGGCGGACAACCTGGAAAAACTCAAGGACGAAATTTATCGGGTCTGTTATCTGCTCACGCAGGCGGGGGCTAGTTCGGGGAGCGCCCACCAATCGGCCTTGAGCAAGCAACTGGATTTCGCGGCGACCGAGGAAGTGCTTCGGGCGTACGGCGACGCTGTAAAGGATGCGATGCGGCAAGTGCTCAACGCGATCGCAGAGGCTCGGCAGGACGGCGTGGCGATCGGGGTCGGCGGCCTGGACGAGTTCGATATCGACGCTTTCAACGGCGACCTGGAAGATGCGAAGAACCTGCTGGCATTGGGCATTCAATCTCCGACGCTGATCAAGCAGGTGTTCAAGAACATCGCGCTGAAGTATCTGACCGATGCGCGGCCTGAGATCAAGAACCAAGTCGCGGAAGAGATTGAGCGAGGCGGGGCTTAGCAGCGCCGATTCTTAAACGACGAACGACTGGAGGGATATGGAAGAACTAGACATACAAGGAATTGTGAGGCAGGCGATTCAAGAGTTCACCACGGCCGAACAAGCCAAAAGCGAGCCTGCCTACAAGGTGGAGTTGCAAGAAGAGCGCAAACGGCGCGAGCAACTCGAGCGGCGGCTGAATGAGGTCGTCGAAGAAAACAAGCGCAGCCGGCAGGCAGCCGACGAAGCGGAACGAACCTCGGCGGTGCGCGCGGAATTGCAGCGTCTGGGCGTTTCGAAAATCGATCTTGCGTACAAGGCGGTGCAAGACGGGGTTCTGCGGGGCCCGGATGGACGATTCGTCGCCCGCGGCGAAAGCGGAGAGGTTTCCATGAAGGAATATCTTACTGCGTTCGTCAATGAGAACCCAGAGTTTCTTCCGGCTAGGATTGCGGGAGGCAGCGGACTCTCCGCGGCCTTCAAAGCTCCGGTTTCGGGTGGCGAAGCCGTAACGCTCGACCGGATCCGGCCGGGCATGAGCGCAGAAGAGATGCAGCGAGTGCGAGAAGAAATCGTGCGCGTGGCGTCGCAGACCTTGCGAGGTCTGTAGAGAAGTACCGGCTTATCGCCGGCAAGAACAAAAAGGAAAATGAATGGGAACAGTTAACTCAATTACCTCACAGAACGTCGCAAACGCGATTGTGAAGCTGGTGGCGGCGGACGCTTTGCCGGTGCTGGTCGGGAATCTCGTGATGGGAAACCTGGTCAATCGCGATTATGAACCCGTGTTAGCCCATGCTGGCAACACGGTCAACGTACCGATCCCGCCCCCAATGGTGGCGAACAATATTCTGGAAGGCGCCTCTGTGGTGCCTCAGACTCCAAGTATGGGCAATGCCCAGATTGTGCTGAATCAGCACGTCGAATCGACGTTTCAGATTCCGGACGTCGTCAAGGTGTTGGCTGTGCCGGACCTGCTGAAAGTCTACTTACAGCCGGCTGTAGCGGCGATCGCCCAGCGGATTGAAACCGACCTGCTAAATCTCTACGGGGGATTCACTATCGATGCGCCTGTAGGTACGGCGGGTACGGCTATCACCGAAGCCACGGTGGATGCCGCAGAGACGGCGCTGTTTCTGGCAAAGGCTCCGCCGCTGGAGCAGAAGTACATGGTGGTCGACGCCAACACATATTCCGCGTGGCGCCAGATTCCACGCTTCAGCGAGTTTCAGAACTCGGGCGAAGCCGGATCGCGCGCCATCGTCGACGGCACGATCGGCAAGGTGAAAGACTTCTTTGTATTCCGCTCGCAATTCGTCGCGAAGACGGGCAGTAGCCCCGTAAACACTCACAATCTGGCGTTCACGAAGAACGCTGTGGGCTTGGTGATGCGGCGCCTGCCTCAGCCTCTCCCGGGAACCGGCGCGATCGCCGAATATGCCGAACTGGGCAACTTCGGGATGCGTGTAGTGATGAGCTACCAGCCGAACACGCTGGCGCAGCAATTCACGGTGGACGTTCTGTACGGCTGCGGCGTTCTGCGGAACGAACTGGGCGTGCAGGTGAACACTTAGTCGCGAACGTTGTGCATCAAAGGGGCCGGGCATGAGGCCCGGCCCCAAAAAAAGGAGATTCGGATGAACTTAAAGCTTTACTTCGAAAAGATTCGAGAAACGGAATCGCAGATAGCCGAGACGTTCCCGATCGTCGTTAGCGAAGACACGGAGGACGGAGGCAAGGCGGGCAGATACGCCGAAGTTACGCGCGCCATCGCCGCAAAAATGATCACCGAGAATAAGGCGCGCCTGGCGACGTCCGATGAGGCAAAGGCGTACCGCGAAGCTCAAGCCGAAGCCCGACGACAAGCCGAGGAGACCGCGGACGCGGCCAAGGTGCAGTTTACGGTCGTCTCGGCCGGCGAAATGGCGAAGTTAACCGGCATTAAGAAGGATAAGGCCTAAAGCGATGGCTCTCTTCACGGATGGCCCCATCTCTTGCATCGAGGATCTGACGGCGCAGGATTCCCAGCTGCTCAATGTGGCCAGCGTGGAGGGGATCGACACGACGCAGAAGATCGCGCTGGCGCAGGAAGAGGTGGCGATAGACCTGGTCGGCGCCTTGCGGCGCTTTGGCTATGCGGATCAACTGTTCTGGCTGCCGCCACAGCCTAAGTTGGACATGGTGGTAGTAACTCCGCCGCTGAAGTTATGGCACACGGCGCGGGCGCTGGAACTGTTCTATACGGACGCTTACAACAGCCAGCTTAACGACCGGTATGCGGGAAAGCGAAACGAGTTTCACGATCTGGCGAAATGGGCGTATAGCAAGTTGATCGAAATCGGTGTGGGTATCGCGGGAACGCCGGTGGAACGGGCGGCAACCCCTGCTTTGAGTCCGTTTCCCGGAGCTCTTCCGGACGGACTGTACTACGTTACTGCGGCTTGGTTGAACCGAGCAGGCGAGGAGGGCGCGCCGGCGCCGCTGGCAACCATCGCCACAACCTCTAGCACGTTCCTGGTGGAATTAGGCGCGGCTCCGGCGGCGGCGGCCGGATGGAATGTCTACGCCGGAACGTCGCCGGATGCGATGTACCGGCAGAACGGCGCGTCCATTGCGACGGGCCAGACATGGCAGCAGCCGGCGGCGTTAGTCCAAATTGGATCGCTGCCCGGAAAAGGTCAAAAACCGACTTATCTGCAACCGCTGCCGCGAATTCTACAGAGAGGATAAATGATACCCCAAATTGGAAGCGCGGCATCAGGATTGGTAGTTCAGCGGTTGACGGGGTCCAATGGCGCGAATGCGAACTTGGCTTCACTTACACAGGGCCTGCCCGGAGTACCGGCGCTCAATCCGGCGCAAATCCGGACGGGTAACATCGCGGCAGACCTGGCCGAGCGAAGCACCACGGTTCGATATCCGGCGGCGAATGTCTATTGCGAAAAGATCGTGAATAGTCAGGCGGAGAAATTTCGGACCTTCTCCGGAACTATCCAGATGGCGATCGATCTGCGGCATTCGACGGATCGGGTGGACAACCTTCAATCTCACCTGGAGATCTACGCCGATGCGGTGATGGGAGTGCTGGACGTAAGTTCTGGCGACTGGGGTGGCGGCATGTATTACGGCGGTGGATACCAGGTGGCCTTTGGGCCGGTTAAGCAGGGCGGTAAGAACTTTATTCAGACCGCGAAGATCACTTTTGAGATCGGAGTAAGTATCAGTTAGTATGGCGTACATTCTTTCTAATTCAAATCGCTTTTATACGGCGCTGGAAGGTTCCTATGGCGCGATCGCGGATATCACAGCGACGAACCGGATTCCGGCCGTGAAACTGGGCGTCCAACAGCAATTGGAGATGCCGGCCCGGCGTGACAAGACGGGCAGCCGGACATTTCCTGGCATGCCGGCGGGCGGCTTCGCACCAAATTCCAACTGCAGACCTACCTGACGAGCTGGCAAAAGACGAATGCCGGGCCGGCGTACGGACCGCTCTTTCAATCGGCGCTTGGCGGAACGCCGGCGCAATACCTCGGCGGCACGGTGGCGTCCGCGACCGATGGCGCCAATATCACATTCGGCGCGCCGCACGGCTTGGTTCTAGGGCAGGCAATCGCGTCCGCTAACGAGATACGTTTTGTTGCGGCGATAGGTAGCCCAACGACGGTTGTGCTTAATGCGCCGTTTTCGACGGTTCCGGCAGCCGGCGGCGGAATGCAGTCCGCAGTGACATACTCGCCAGCCTCCAATTTGCCGACGGTTTCGCTCTTCGATTACTGGACTCCTTCGACGGCGGTGCAGCGAGTGCTTCGAGGCGCTGCAGTGGATGAAATGGAAATTGCCGTCAATGGAGACTTTCACGAATTCAAATTCAGTGGGCTCGCACAGGACGTAATCGATAGCAGCAGCTTCTCGGCTGGGGCTGCGTCGCTGCAGAGCTTTCCGGCGGAGCCCGCCGCGGGCGCTTTCGATTACTCAATCGTTCCGGGGAACTTGGGGCAAGCCTGGCTCGGGACGACGGCCTCGGCCTTCTTCACCGTGACGGGCGCATCGATCGGATTGAAGAACAACCTCGAGACGCGGTCGCGGGAATTTGGCTCAAGCCTGCCGCTGGCCATCGCGCCGGGACGGCGCGATGTTTCGGTGTCTCTCGAGTTGTATAGCCAGGATGACTCGGCGACTCAAGCGTTGTATCAGGCGGCGCGGCAGGAATCTCCGATCAGCGTGATGTTCCAGTTGGGGAATACTTCCGGCCAAATGACCGCCGTGTATCTGCAGAGCGTAATTCCAACCGTACCGGAATTCAACGACGGCCAGAACCGGCTGCAGTGGCAGTTTCGGCCTTCGCGCGCGCAGGGCACGGTAGACAACGAAATCCAGGTGGCGTTCGGATAATCATGACGTACGAGAGCATGGAACGGGTGGATTCCAAAATAGCGGATGGAGTTAGTTACTCCGTCTCGAAGATGTCGTTTGCACGCCGCATGGACTTGATGAAACGCGTGCGGGAGCTCGCGCGGCGCGCGGAGTTCCTTGTTGCAGCCGAGGACGCGGGCGGAAAGATGGACGCGGCGTTGCTCGAGGTGGAGATCGAGCGCATGTACGTCAAGTGGGGTTTGCGCGAAGTCACCGGCCTTGAGGTCGATGGCTCGGCGGCAACGCCCGAATCGCTGGCGGAATCTGGACCGGAAGACCTTTTCCGCGAGGCCTTGGCGGCAGTGCGTGCGGCCGCGGGCCTATCGGACGCAGAACGAAAAAACTGATTGTCGCCTTCCATTTTCACTTCTCAAACCAAGCCGGTTGGAGGTGCGACGTGTGCCGCAAGTGCGGCTTGGAACAGGCCCGCCGGTGCGGTTGGCTGGGCTACTCCGATGAAGCGAAGGGCGCGCCGGTGTGGGCCAGGAAAAACGTGACGCTCCACACATGCCCAAAGTCGTTTGTAACATCCGAAAGTCAGGCTCTGGTGGAGGAATTTCTGGTGCGGCGCCGCTTAGGCGCCATCGATATTCGCGAGTTGTCGGCTAAACAGGTAGAAGCGTTTGCGCTGTTGGAAAAGGCGCTGACGGCCGAGGTAAGAGATGGACAACAAAACAGAAGAGCGGTTACCTGACTTATTCAGCGAGGCGTCGGGCAAAATGGCCGATAAATCGCCGGGCGACGCGCGCCTTGGCGATCCGGACGAGAAGCCGGAGGCGGAAAGCTCGAGTCACGCGGATTCAGCGGTCGAATCTACAACCCTCCCCGCCGAAGCCTCCTCGTTCGATCCGTCGCTCGACAGCGGCGCAGGACAGAGTTATCACGGAACGTCCGGAACCGCGGACAGCGGAACTAGCAGCAGTGGCGGCGTTGGCAGCACGCTTGAGTCGGTGGCTGGAAGCGTGTTCGGTGGAGCGCTGGGACTGATTCCGCTGGCCGGCAGTTTGTTTGGCCTCTTCGATAGTAAATCCACGCCGCAGCCGGTTTTCCAGAAGTATGAGATGCCGTCTCCGATCTCGTTTGAAGCCGCCGATACACCGAACGGGCTTGTCAACGCGGACTACGGACAAATGGGACTGCCCCGCCTGTACGATGGCGCCGACGCCGAGGCAGCCTCGGGCGGAAATAGCGCAAACCCCGGGCCGGTGGCGTCCCGTACGCAGAATCCATCCAGCAGTTCCTCCGGCGCGATCGCCAGCGGAGGCGCTTCGGGCATGCCACAGATCAGCGTGAATGTGCAGGCTATGGATGCGCAATCGTTCATGAGTTATAGCGGAGAGATCGCGAAGGCGGTACGCGACGCCATGTTGAATCTCAGCTCTATTAACGACGTGGTGACGGAGCTCTAAATGGCGACGTTCCCTACGCTAAAGACTGGCGCGGTGGCGCAATATCCGGCGGCCAGAGGCTCTCAGTACCGCAACCAGATTCTGCGCTTCGTGGACGGAAACGAACAGCGGTATCGCGACTCGGCCGGACCGCTGCACCGCTGGACAATCCATTTCGATTACCTGGATGCGACGGAGATGGCTGCGATTGAAGACTTCTTCCTGAACAATCAGGGCAGCTTCGGGAGCTTCGCGTTCACCGATCCGTGGGACAACACGGCTTACCCAAACTGCAGCATCGTAGGGGATAACTTAGCCGGACTTACAAAGCAGGAATTTCAAAGCGGGACGTCAATAACAATCGTGGAGAACCGGGGATAAGATGAGTGCCTATCCACAACTTATCTCAGGAACGCTAAGCCAGTTCCCTCTGAAGAAGCGGCTGCAGTCGCGAACCGTGCTCAACAATCTGGCGGATGGCAGCTCGATAAAGCTCGCGGATGCAAACGGTGGTTCCACCGGCTGGCAGCTCCAATACGCGGGATTGACGGATGCCGAAACGGCCAGCCTGCGGCAGTTCTTCGAATCGTGCGAGGGCTCGCTGAACGGATTTACGTTCGTCGATCCGGCAGGGAACCTGCTGGCGTGGAGCGAAGATCTTACCAATTCGGTCTGGCAGGCGGGACCGTTGTTGGCAGTAACCGGAGGCGTGTCCGATCCGCAGGGTGGCACTAAGGGATTCAGCCTTGTGAACTCAGGCGCCGCGGCGCAAGGCGTGAGCCAAACGTTGAACGCGCCTGGAGGATATGTCTACACGGTTAGCGTTTATGCGCAGGCAAATCCGTCGGCCTCCGTGACGCTATCGATTGGCAATCAAAGCAAGAGCCTTGCCATTGGCCCGAGTTGGAGCAGAATCTCGTTTACCGCGAGCGGGGACCCAACAGCTTCTTCGCTCGCTTTCGCAATCCAATGCGCTCCGGGCGCTTTAGCCATTTTCGGACCACAGGTTGAGGCGCAGCCGGCCGCATCCTCGTACAAGCGTAGCTCTACGGGCGGCGTCTATCAAAACGCGCGATTTCAAGACGACGCCCTTCCATGCACTTCCACTGCGCCCAATCAAAACAGCGTCACGGTGAACATCTTTTATGCAAACCATCTCTAGCTTGAAGGAGCAGGCGGTAACCGATACGCCTTTAATCCTGTTCGATTGCACGCTGTCGAACGGCGACGCGGAGCACTGGTGTACGCACGCGGTGAGCGTCAACAACATCACCTACACGGCGCGCGTGCTGCAGCACAGCTCGTTCGACATTCAGACGGCCTCCGATCAGGGCGTCGACGGCAGTCCCAAGATCTCGGTGACGCTGGCGAACGCCGATTCGCACTTTTCCGAAATCGAGCGCGCTACAGGGTGGAAAGGCGCGCAGCTTACAGTCTCATTTTTGTTCTATGATCTACGGAATGATGTTCCTCTCACTGACGCGTCCGTTGTGTTTCAAGGCATCTGTAACTCGCCGGACCAGATCAAAGAGGCGACCTTTCGCCTTACTGCGTCGAACCGGATGAACTTACAACGTCTCGTGCTTCCGGAAGTGCGCGTGCAAAAGCGTTGTCCGTGGCAGTTTCCTTCGACGCCCGCGCAACAGGCCGAGGCGGTTAGGGGCGGCGCCAACGGCCAATATTCGCTGTTCTATCGCTGCGGATATTCGGCGGGGCAAACCGGGGGAACCGGCAATCTGAACAACGGAGCGCCGTTTAATTCTTGCGGGTATACCCGAACGGACTGCCAGGCGCGCGGCATGTGGACGCGATTTGGCGGCATCGAATATGTTCCACCGGTAATCTCCGTGCGCGGATACGGCAAAGAGTGGACTAGCTCGGATCTTACCGTGAATCAGGCACAGTACAACGATTTCGTGCCGATGGTATACGGGACGGCGTGGTACGAGCCGCTGGTAGTCTTCGCCCGCAATGACGGCAACCTCACGCGCATGGAAGTGCTTCTGGGCATCGGCCAAATGCAGGGCGTAGTGACCGTGCTGGTGAATGGCATACAGATCCCGCTAGGCGTCTCCGGCCAGAACATGTCGGCCACGGGCTGGTATAACATTGTGACGCTCGGGACCCGCGACGGCGTGTTCGACATGAACTTCACGGATTCGAGCGGCCAACCGGCGGGCGACCCGTACGGCAGCATGGCGTACCTGGCCGTAGTGGTGCCGAATGCGATCAATAGCGGCAATTCGCTGCCGAATATACAAGTACTGGCTCAGGGATTGATTGTGCCTACTTATAATGCCGATGGCACGGCGGCGGCCAGCCAGTTCTCGAGCAACCCGGCGTGGATTCTACTCGACGTGCTGCGCCGCAGCGGATGGGCGGCTTCGCAGATCGATATCCGCAGCTTC